AAACTATAGTTATGAATATTAAACAACATTTAGACAATTATCTTGGTAAAAACACAAGATATACAGAAAAAAATGCCGGAAATGGATTTACCGAAGTATGTGATTTAGATACTGGTAATTGCTATACAGTTAGAGACAGAGACGGTCTTATTGAAAGAGTTGATAACACAATGAGAACAAATAAAAGAGTCCAAGTTGAAACACCACAAGGTGTTAAACAATTATTAAATGGTTAAAAAAATGGCAATTGATAAAAAAATTATTGAAGAGATTAAAAGACACAATTCTATTAATAAGTATATTGTAGAACAAGATGCCTTGGGTGATTTACCCCCACCACCTGAAGACCCTGCGGCTCCTGTAGACCCTGCAGCGGCTCCTGCGGCAGCACCTGGCGGAGACCCGACATTAGCAGCGGCACCAGCGGCACCTGAAGTCATTGATACAACAACTGATACTGAAGTTGAAAAAATTGATGGTAGTGGTAAGAGTGAAGAAAGTGACAGTGGTTCTGAAGAATTAGATATTACTGATTTAGTTAATTCACAAAAAAATGTAGAAACTAAACAACAAGAATATTTTGATATGATGTTTAAACAAATTGAAGGATTACAAACCAAGTTAAATGCTATGGATGATGTTTTCAATAAGTTAAACTCTATGGAAGAAAAGATTGAACAGTACAGACCAAAAACACCTCAAGAAAAATTAAACTTGAGAAGTCTTGATAGTGGACCATTCAATCAAAAACTTTCTGATTTTTTTGATGACAAACAAGATGATTTGGAAAAATCGGGAAAGAATGAATATGTGTTAACTTCAGATGAGGTTGAAGATATTGTACCTACAGATATTAAAAAATCATTTGATAATTATGGTGCAGAACCAACAGGAACATCCTTTAAAATGTATTGATTTTTAACAACTTTTTACTATATTGAAAGGGTCACGTTGTGGCCCTTTTTTATTTGGCGAAATAATTTGACGAACAGAAAAATAACAACTATAATTTATAAACAAACAATCTAATTAAACAAAAAACATGATGAGTTCACTTGACGCAGTACTTTCACAGTACGAAAAAAACACACAGTCTTTCGGAGACTCTAACCGAATGTCCCAAGAGGAAAGAATGAAAAAGTATTTTGCTTGTATTCTTCCACAAGGGCAATCTCAAGGACAACGTAGAGTACGTATCCTTCCTACACCCGATGGTTCTTCACCTTTCAAAGAGGTTTGGTACCATGAATTACAAGTGGGTGGTAAATGGCAAAAATTCTATGACCCAGGTAAAAATGACAATGAACGTTCACCTTTGAATGAGGTTCACGATGAGTTGATGTCTACCGGCAAAGAGTCAGACAAAGAATTGGCTAAACAATACAAATCTCGTAAATTTTACATCGTAAAGGTTATTGACCGTGATGCTGAAGACGAGGGTGTAAAGTTTTGGCGTTTCAAACACAATTACAAGAATGATGGTATTCTTGACAAAATCATTCCAATTTGGAGACAGAAAGGTGATGTAACTGATTCACAAAAAGGTAGAGACCTTATTGTACAGTTGGTTAAATCTAAAACTCCTGGTGGAAAAGATTACACAACAATCCAAACTATTATGCATGATGACCCAGCACCTCTTCATGAGACTGCTAATGTTATGGAAGAGTGGTTGAAAGATGAGTTGACATGGAATGATGTTTACTCTAAGAAACCTGTAGAATATTTGGAAGCAATCTCTCGTGGTGAAGAACCTCGTTGGGATAGTGAAACAGGTAAATACTTGTACAGTGATTCAGGAGATATGATGATGGGTGGTTCTAAATCAGCACCCGCGGCTCCTGCAGACCCACAATTATTTGACGAACCTGCTGAGGACTTACCGTTCTAATAAAACAAAACATCATGTATGGTATCATGTACGGTACCATACATGATTAATTTACAACACATATGGCAATCAAGAAAAACGATTTTAATTCAGTAAAGAAGAAATTCTCAACTTCGGCGAAGTATAAACCACAAAGATACTTTGACTTGGGTAAAGATTTCTTGGACGCTGTAGGACTACCAGGACCCGCCATAGGACACTTGAACATGTTCTTGGGTCACTCTGATACAGGTAAGACAACGGGTCTCGTAAAAGCGGCCGTATCAGCTCAGAAACAGAATATTCTTCCCGTGTTCATTATCACCGAACAGAAGTGGAGTTTTGAACACGCAAGACTTATGGGTTTTGATTGTGATGAAGTGGTTGACCCCGAAACAGGTGAATTGGATTGGGATGGATTTTTCATCTTCAACAACAACTTCTCTTATATTGAACAAATTACAGATTATATTAATAGTTTGTTGGACGCTCAAGAAAAAGGTGAATTGGAATATGATTTATTGTTCCTTTGGGATTCAGTAGGTTCAGTTCCTTGTAAGATGACCTTTGATGGTAAAGGTGGTAAACAACACAATGCTGCGGTTCTTGCCGACAAGATTGGAATGGGTATTAACCAACGTATTTCAGGTTCTCGTAAATCTGATTCAAAATATGAAAACACATTGGTGATTGTTAATCAGCCTTGGGTTGAACTTCCTGACAATCCATTTGGACAACCAAAGATTAAAGCAAAGGGTGGTGAAGCCATTTGGTTAAATTCGTCTTTGGTATTCTTATTTGGTAATCAAAAAGGTGCAGGAACAAACAAAATTTCTGCAACAAAAGACAAACGAACTGTTAAATTTGCAATCCGTACAAAAGTTTCTGTCATGAAAAACCACATCAATGGTTTGGGTTATGAAGATGGAAAAATCATCGTAACACCACACGGATTCTTGGCAGGAAAAGATGCTGCTGAAGAGAAAGTATCTATTGAACAATACAAGAAAGAAAATGCTGAGTATTGGAAAGAGATTATCGGGGCTGATGGAGATTTCAGCTTGTTTGAGGAAAAAGAAAGTGAAACAGTATAAACAATAAATTGTGAAGACACTCTTAGTAGATGGTGATAACCTATTTAAAATCGGATTCCATGGGGTCAGAGACCTCTTCGTGGAAGGAAACCATATCGGGGGTGTCTTTCATTTTATCAATACCCTCAGAAAACAAATTGATGAACACAACTACGACAAAATTATTGTCTTTTGGGACGGTGACGACAACTCAGCCGTTAGACGTAAATTATATCCTAACTACAAGTTAAACCGTAGACAAAGTATGAACGAGTTTAAACTTGAGTCATACCACACCCAAAAAGAAAGAGTAAAAGAATACCTTGAAGAATGTTTCGTTCGTCAGGTAAGAGCAATTGAATGTGAAGCGGATGATTTAATCGCCTACTATTGTCAGATTGCTAACGAAGAATCAAAAACAATATTATCGGCAGATAAAGATTACTTTCAATTGATTGATGGACACACATCAATATACTCACCAATTTCCAAAGTCACCTTTAAACTTGGTGATAAAGTTAAATTTGGTGATACCGAATTTCCACACTATAACGTATTGACACTTAAGATATTAACTGGTGATAAGTCAGACAATATCAGCGGTATATTAAGATTGGGTGAAAAAAGTGTAATAAAATACTTTCCTGAGATGCTTGATTCTATGGTTAATTATAACCATATTTTAACAAAGGCACAGGAACTTTTAGAACAAGACAAAAACAACACAACTTTAAAAAATATTGTAAGTGGAAAAACAAAAGACGGAGAATTCGGAGAATCATTCTACCAAACAAACAAAAAAATTGTGGATTTACAAAATCCGCTTATTTCTGACGAAGGTAGGGTACTTGTTGAACAATATTATGCCGACACTTTAGACCCTGAAGGTAGGGGTTACAAAAATCTAATTCGTATGATGACAGAAGATGGATTCTTCAAATATCTCGGTAAGAGTGATGATGAATTTATAAAATTTATACGACCTTTGATGAAATTGACAAGAAAAGAAAAAAGACAACACAAACAACAAAATCTCGGCGGCATCCTCACTCAGTTACCTGGAAAAATAGAATTGTTCTTGCAGGGATAACAGCAGGCACTCTTACCCGCAGGCATAACCACAGGCATACAAAATACCGGTATTTTGTATTATAATACCGGAAATTCACCTTAGTTCAAGGAGGTTAAAAATGAATACCGGTCTCTTACTCACAGGCA